GTGCCATACCAGTTGAAGCAGTTGGGTGCCCACCCGTACAAGTACAACCGGATTATGGCGGTGAAACGCAACTTAGAGTTGGGAACCAAGGAGGAGGGGGTTGTTCCCGACTATTACATGGAGCCGTTCGGGATCAGGATGCCGTTCTCCCGCAAGGGTGCAACAGTTTACAGTGTGCCCGATATTCCGTTTCAGGATTTGTTGAGGTTTGATCCGACAGGTTCGGAGGGTGTCGGTGGGGTGCTGTCCAACTTGACTTGGCAGTTGACTCCGCTTCTGAAAACCCCCATTGAGGTGGCAACCAAAACCAATTTGGCTTCCGGTATTCCGTTCCGAGGCGACTACCAGCAGGTTCCGAAACCGTTGACAGCCATGAAGTTTCTGATGCCGATTTTGGAGCAGGTCGGGTTGGCTAAGAAAAGCCCGTTGGATGGGTCGTGGCGGATGCGCGACCATCATATTTATGCGGTGGGGAACATTATGCCGACGTTGGGTTTGTTGCGGCGGCTGTGGCCCAACGAGGAACGCTACCAGCGCCGCCAGTTGACAACGTTCCTGTCGGTGATTGGCGGTTTGAATGTCCAGTTCAACACCCCTGAGGTGCAGTATAGTTGGCAGAAAAGCCAACAGTACGAGCAGTTGCGAAAGCAGCAGGACCTCATGGATCAGATGTATCCACAGCGGTGACGGGACAAAACGGCGTATTAGATGATGAAATACATTTCACGGTTCCAATGGGGGGCGACGCCCCCACCCAACGGGGAGTTTGATCGCATCAACCGTTCCCGCATACAAGGGGTGGTTGTTCACCATTCGGGTGTTGAGGGTGGTCCGAAGGGGACGGGGGCTGTGAAAGCGTTTGAACGCCACCACCTGTCCAAGGGGTGGGATGGTATTGCCTATAACTGGCTTGTGGATGAAACGGGGACGATCTTTGAAGGACGAGGCTGGGAATCCCGAGGGGGAGCGACCAAAGGGTGGAACTCCCGATCCGTGTCAATCTGCTATACGGGGTGGGGGTATAGCCAGCCTCATGCAAATGTTCTTGAATCGTTCCAGACGGTAGTTCACGAGGCGGAGCGGTGGTTCGGTAAGGGGCTGTGGGTTGAAACGCATCGCCGTAAGGGATCTACGACTTGTCCGGGGGATTGGTTGGGGAATTGGGTGGAGGGCGGTATGACGGCGACGAAGGAGCCGTCGTTGCCAGATTGGGACGCAATCATCCAATACTTTAAAGACCTTCGTAAACAGGTGGACTCTGTTCCTTTGAAACGGGGGGCGCGCGGTTTCCCGGTCAGGTTGGTGCAGGGCCATTTGAACCATCGCGGCTTTGATGCCGGGGTGGTTGACGGAATCTTTGGCCGTCGCACTAAGGCGGCGGTTAAAGAGTTTCAGGAATCGCAGGGATTTTTGAAAGCCAACGGGGCGGTGAACGGTGACACGTTCGGTGCCTTGTTCTTACAGTAAGGAAAAATAATGCCACGAGGTAAAGGGTACGGTCCCACGTTTCAGGAAACGTTCGGGTCGCAGGACGATCAGCCGTACAACTCTACGTCTTCGTTCAACATGTGGGACATGTCGAAGAAGGCTAAGAAGGCTGCCGCGTATTTGCGGAACACCAAGTTGGGCAACGCTAACAGCGGCGGTAGGCCGTTTGGGAAGTAGGACACTATGAAGGATGGTTCAACTCCGAAGAAGGTTAACACCGGTCAGGTTCTTGTCGATACGGTGATACGTCCCACGGCTAACCTTGGTACGTTGACCGATGGTGCGATTGCGCGGATGGGTAACGGGATGCGCGCCAAGTTTGATGAGAACGATTGAGCATGGCCCCTAAGAAGAAACGGCCACGCCCGAGGTACTAGCCGTGCCTCTCAAAAAGGGTCGGGATCAGAAAACTATTTCTAGCAATATTGGCACTCTGATAGCGGAGGGTTATCCCCGCGATCAGGCTGCTGCGATAGCGCATGATCTTGCGCGAAAATCTAACAAGGGGAAGAAGAAGTGAACAACATGTTGGAGCGTGCGGCGTGGACTTTCACGCAAGCATTTTTAGCGGTGTTCGTTATCAGCGATTTGGCTTCGGCCAAGACGGCTCTGGTGGCTGCGGCCGCTGCGGCCCTCAGTGTTATCAAGACTTACGCCCGGGATCGTGTATCGGGGTAGTTATGGATGAAGGGTTTGACGTTGACCAGAAGTGGCAAAGTTTTTTAGCCAACGAGGGTTGGATTATTTCGCAGGAAATCTACGCCAACTTGGAGTCAACGTTAAACCTGTTCGATACCGCTGACGGTACTCATGCGAAACTGGCCGCTGACGGCCATGTGGGGGTGCTGTTGGTGTTCGACAGCGACGAGATCGACATGCTGTTGACGACTTATTTCGACGGCATGGACGGACATGAGGGCGCTCAGATGGCGTTCGGGTCGTGGGTGTCAGGTGTCATGGGGTTGTTGGATTCCTGCATTACTGAGGCGCCCCCCGAGGGGTAACGTAAACGTTCCGAAGTCCAACATGATGCCGATGATGGCGTATCCCACTAGGTCTTTGAACGTGTCGTCTAGCGGTTCCCACTCGGGGTTGTACCGTCCGGTCAGGTTTTCCATGCGGGCCACCTTGTCGTGGCAGCGCACCAGCAGGCCGGTTAGGCCGAACCGTAGGATGTTCTGGTACCCGTAGGCGTTCTGTTTTTCTGCGAGAAACCCGATGAGTTGTTTCGCTCGGGGGCGTCCTTTGCCGGTGGTCCACGATTTGGCCCCGTGGTCTATGGCGGCGTGGATGTTGCGTTCCGCTAACCCGGCCCATGCCAGCCATGTGCCGTCTTCCCGGTTGACCATGCGGTCTAGGTAGGTGCGTAGGTCTTGGATGGCGGTGCGGGGCGACGGGTCGCGTGGCTGGTAGTAGCCGTCGATTACTACGGCGGCGCGTAGTGCGGCGCTTTGCCAAGTGTACGGTCCGGGTGCGCCCATGCGTTCCCGCATGGTGCGTCGGTCTATTAGGGCGCGGTCGGGCGCGTGCGGTTCGCTAGCCATTTCTGTACCTCGGGGTGTGTTTCTAGGTCGTTCATAAGTTTCCGGTATATGGAGTCGCGGCGGCGCGCAAGGGTCGTTTTGGGTACGCCAAGGACGGAGCCGACGAACCGGAGGGATAGCCCTGCGACGGTTAGTACGTTGAAGACCCATTCGTCTTCTTCGGGGAGCGCGGCGACGGCGTTCGCTACTGCTTCGCGGAGCCGGTGCGTTTCAGCGAGTGATTGTGCCCGTGGTTGTTGACCGGGGGCTAGGTCAACGAGGGCTTCTAACTCGGTGAGGGCGCGGGTGATGTTGAGGGTTTGGCCGTGGCGGGCGTTTTCCCACCATGAGGCGGAAGTGTCTTCCGACCATTCTTGTTCTTTCGCCACGTTGTACCGAACCAAACATTGGATTGGATGTTACCGTTTGGTTGCGGTGTGTTGCGAGGTTACCCGCGCATGTAGTGATCTGTTGGGAACACGCCGTCTGCGTATCCGAGGTCGGATATTGTAACATTGTAACAGTCGATTGTGGGGGACCAACCGTTGTCGCCGTCTGGTTCTCCTGCTTTCAGGAACCGGGCGTCGTTAAGGAAGTCTTCTTTTAGCATTGCGCCGAGGTACCAGCCGACTGTGAGGTCTTCTAGGACTCTGGTGAACGCATAGTAGTCGCAGTTCTGTTGCGTTCCGATGGACGCCACGGAGCAGTCGTAGTATGGTTTTGGTGGGGATGTTACGCATTTGGTTTTGACATCGACAGTGGACCCGTCGGGGAATACGACATCCCAGTCGTAGGTGTTGTAGTGGAAGCCGCCCACTATGTCTATGAATACGAGTTCTCCTAGGAAGCCGTATATGTTTCCTTCGCCTTTGCGGATGGAGTTGTTGATTTCTCCCATGTCGTCGGCTAGGCGTTCGGCTTCGTCTACCATGTCGGCGGTGATGGGAACTTCGATCATTCGGGGGAATCCATTTTGGCTGCGACAATACGAACCACTTGCCTGTCATCCACCCACGCTACACCATTCAAAGCATCTAATGTAAGTTTGACATAGTTGTCAAGATCACCCCGTAATGTTTTGGCATTGTGTGGGGACGGCATGACTGTTATGATGGTGTGTGTGGGGCTGTACGCTAGTATTACTTCTACTGGTTCGTCGGTGATCTTCGCGCCCTGTTCCATCCACGACGCTGCCACATGGTCTTCTTCCTGCAACGTGGACTTGGGGGTGAACACCTGCCCCTTCTTGTTGTGACGGGGGCGGGCCTTAACCTTGGGTCGCCGGTCCACAACAATCGTGTACGGTTTCATCCGGCAGCAACCCGCTCGGCATCGCCCACCATTTTGCACAGGCGTTCTCTGC